TATGGTGTTTTGCATGAAATTTCAATGGGACTGGGTAACTTTTTTGAGCATAGTGAAAAGGCTCATGTTGAGTTAAAAGAAAGAGAAAAGAACCCCCCTAAAGGAAAGTCAATACAGGCTCAAGCATTAGAAAATATATTGGCTAGAAAACAATTAGAACAAGCGCAATATGATCTAAGGCAGATGTTGGTTTATGAAAGCCCTCCAGAGCTTGGAGATTTGTGGCATCAGTTTGAGAAAGAGCAGGCTAAATTAATTGCTGATCGAGCAAAGTATGAAGCGGCTCAAAAAAAAAGGATGCAATTGAATCAAGGGATCGGCAAAGAAAGCAAGACGAGATCAACTATAAGATTGTCATTTGCATTTGCGTAATTGTGTTTATGCTTTCCTGCGTTGGTTTAATGTATGAAATAGATCATATGTACAAAACAGACAAATATAAACATGAGATTGATGTTGAGTTTAGAAAACGCTTTTATAGCGACACTAAAACGCTAGAGTGCTTTCAAATATTTAAAGAGACTGGGTTTGTTCCAAAATACTGTAAGGATATATTATGAGTTGGTTAACACAAATTGCCCCCACTATTGCAACCGCTATTGCTGGACCCTTTGGTGGCCTAGCCTATGAGGCCGTATCTAAAGTATTGGGCGTATCTCAAGATGATGCCAAGCAAATGATGGATGATGGAAAGTTAACTTCTGAACAAATAACAGCCATTAAACAGGCTGAATTAGACCTGAAAAAGACTGAGGAGACTCTTGGATTAAACTTTGAACAACTGGCTGTTGCAGACAGAACATCAGCCAGGAATATGCAAATAGCTACACATTCCTATTTGGTCCCAACTCTTGCGTTGATTATTGTTGGATCTTTTATAGCTACTATCTTTGGTACTCTGATGGGTTATTCGCATATTGAAAGTGCTATGGCGGGTACTTTGGTTGGTTATCTATCAGCAAAGGCAGAACAGGTTACAGCGTTTTACTTTGGTAGCAGTCAATCTAGTCAGAAGAAATCTGAAATGCTTTATAACTCTACACCTACATCACCAAAATGATTAACTCAAGAGACTTAAATGAATTATTGCCGCAAGTTAAATCAAGAGTTGATAATTTTATTGAGGCTTGTAAACTTGCAGGCATCGATATTCTTGTTACATCAACATACCGTGATAATGAAAGCCAAAATGCGCTTTATGAACAAGGTCGCACAACTCCGGGGAAAATCGTCACTAACGCACGAGCAGGAGATTCTTTTCATAACCATCGTTGTGCTGTGGATGTTGTCCCTTTGGTGCTTGGCAAACCGGATTGGGATGGATCTCATCCCGTTTGGAACCAAGTAGGAAAAATAGGGGAGGCGTGCGGCCTAGAATGGGCGGGTAACTGGAAGTCTTTTAAAGAACTTGCTCACTTTCAATATACATCAGGATTAACTATAGCCGAGTTAAAAGAAGGCAAGATTATAAGTTGAGGGGATAGTAGATTTCCCGCCCCTCGCCAGGATTATAGGGTCTATACAGTCAAATCTTTGGGGAACTGTATAGAACTTAGCATTTCTCATCTACCAGAATAGGTACTAAGTTAAGTATGACCCCCCAAATTAATCTTTTGTTAAATACCATAAAGCTATAAACAAAAATATTGAAAACAAAGTCCAAAATAATATTGTGACTGTTGCAAAAATCAAAGCATCTATTAACATATAAATCCTAAAGGCGGGTAGATGAAAGAGGAAGGAGTCCAATCAAAACCTCAATCACCTACCCTAATATCAAAAAGGTATATCCGAGTCATCTTCAGCAAGTGGATCTCTACGAGTAGGGGTCTGAACATCTCTATCTTTAGGGGTTAATGATAGACTGAAAAACTTACTGTTGTCTTTTGTGTTTGTTTTGACCCAGGCACTTAACCAATATTCAACTCCAGCCACATTGATCTGGCCCTTATATTCGGGATGGGTTTCTTTGCTTTTATCTCGGTTTTTACCAAGAATGCCTTTATTTGTGTTGTCGTAAGTCATTTAAGTGATTCTCCATGTTTTTTGATTGCTGACCTTGTTGTACTAGTTAACTTCTTCCAAAGGAATGTTTTCTCTTCGTCATCTGTTACTTTTAAATACTCTTTGTATGCTCCCACTATATCGCCCTGTGAGACGATATCTTCAATACCTATTGCAATGTCTACCAATTTGTTTTCAGCATCCTCATCGAGCTCTATAGCACTATCTGTGGGGGTTTGACGTTTAACTGGGGTCTGGCCTGTTGTGGCATCTAATACATCGTGCTCGACAATGCAAAGTGCCTGTACAAAAAGATACCTAGTTTGATAGGTTTCAACTGCACCAATATTTTGTACCTCATGGCATCCCTTGAGTGCGGCAGATCCCATTGGTGAACTGATCACAATAGTGTGTTCTTCAGGAGCATCCACATTTACTATGATCATTTCCGCATATTCTTTGGTGAAAGAAATGGTTGCACACAATCCAATTTCGTGAAAGATATTTAAGGCGGGGATAAGAAAGTCTGATAACTCAAAGTATGAGTACCCTGCAAACTTATTTAACCCCGACTTCTTCAGCTTCTGTTGATGAAACTTGCTCCTCGCTAGATTCAATTTCTGGTATGTGTTCATTTGTTTTATTCCTAATCTTATAAATTATCTGTTTATTAACCACTTCATAGTCAAATAAAGTATCACAGGTGCTACATTTGTATGAGCCTGGATACTTTGCAAGGGAAAGGTCAGAGTGCTCAATCTTAAAGGCTTTGGTATGCCTTTTAATTCCGCAGTACTTTCCCTCGCCCTGACACTCTTCACGCATAGCGATCAAATTCTGTTGAGACTATTTTGCGCTGAGTTTCCCTGTCAAACTCCTGAAAGCTGAGAAAGTGTTTGTGTCCACAGCATTCGTCATTGGTTGTTTGTAATTCCAAACAGGTTTCACAATAATACAATCCATAGAATTCTTTTAAATTCTTAGCTATAAAATCTTCGTACTCTTGCTTTAATTTCATTTTGGATCTCCTTTAAATAGTTTACTAATCTTTTCTTAAATGACCAACTATATGGCCCATCTAGTTCAATTCTCATACTGCCTTCATTACTCGTTGATTGCGGCCTGAAAACCCTGGGCGTTTCTGGCCTGTATCGACTACTAATCCTTTATGGATTAAAGGACGATATCGAGGTGTAATTGATGATGATCTAACATGGGATAGGACAGACTCAACATCTTGGCTAATACAACCCTCTGGAAAGCTTTTAATAACGTCCAGAACGACTTGCTCCATGTTGCTAACGTCTACACTCTTAGCGGCCTCTTTTGATGTTTCAGGATCTGTGATTCGGGCAAAGCCCTGAGTAATCATATTATTCAGCTCTTCAAAAATTGAAAATGTTTTCATATTTACCCCTTATATGTAATATTCGTATGCCATCTCATGGAGAGCATCACCACATTCTTCGGTTAGTTTAATCAACTCATCATCAGTTAATTCTTCTTTGGTGTCTTCCCATATTGCATAACAAAAATATGCATCACAAAAGTCTGGGTAATCTGTTGGGTCAACACCATCTACTTCAACGTCTATAACATTACGATTATTTAATTTCATTTTGGGACTCCTGTTGTTGTCTAATCCAGATTATTAATTGGGCTACATCTACAAATTTGTGTTGGGTTGATTCTGAAATCATGTCAAGTACAAATTGCTTGCCGTCTGCAAAACCCTGTTTATATGCATCTAATTCGTCTACTAATGCCATGTTATTCCCCATCATATTCATTGCGTGATGCCTGGATCTTGGCCCATACCAATTGCTCGATCTCATCTAAATTGTCATCATTAAGGACCGGTATTATGTCAATGCCGTTGTAAACAACTTCATCGATTTCAATGTACTCATCAAAGTCAGGCTCATACTTCAAGCCTAAGCTATCTGTTGACCCTACTTGACCACCATCATATGTAAAGTAAACCTCTACATTTGCGCTGTTATAGAACACAGTTAACATACTCATTTGGAACTCCTTTGTAGTTAATCAACCTGTTGTTGATGAACGTAGTTTACTATACTGGTTAACTAAATCAATTGGTTGTTGTATTATTTTTGTACTTTAAACCCTAATAGGGTAAACCCTAATACTTATATATGGTTTACTGAATGTGGTATAGTAAATCTTTTAAGGAGCTAGGAATGACAAAAAAAATAGATAACATAACTATTGAAGAGCTGGAGAAGAGAGCAGGATCTATGTACAAGGTAGCCAAGATCTTAGGGATTACAGTTGTAGCCGCTTACAAATGGAAGAGAAATAATAAAATTCCAGCTCCCAGGATTAAGTCTTTAATGCTCTTACATCCTGAGTGGTTTGAACCTATTGAAGAAAAAGTTGAAGAAAAAATAGAAATACCTGCATAATCGTATATACTGAAAGCGTTGCAGTGACTCGCAATGTTTTAGACCACTTAACTAAGTATCTTGTCTTCATGCAAATCAAGCATTGAGGAGAGTCACCAAGATACTTAACTTAAGTGGTTTTTTCATTGGGGAAGCGCAATACTGATCGGGGTTAGACAACCAGACCCTTGAGAATGTGAATGCGACAGACTCAGATAAACGTGCTGAATCAGGCAGGTATCTCCTAAAGACTAGATCTTTTCGGGGTAGTGAAAAACTGAACAAGGTAACTTGTAAGCTAGATAAACGAGAGCATTAGCAAAGATGAAGTGAATAATCTTTGTAGTTATCAGATCTTCCTCTGGTTGTCAAATCGTGGGTTATTGTTTAATTAGTAAACTTAAAGGAGTTAGATATGGTTTCAAGAAGTGTAGAAGTAGATATGAAGTTAGATTCTTTAAAGAATTGTGTAGATGAACTTTATGAAAGATTTGATCAAATTGATGTTGAATTAAAAAGATTAAATGAAAGTTTAAATATTTTAAAAAATAGATTAGACAACACATTAACTAGCATGAGTTATTCAGATGAGAAAGTGCTTGCAGTAGAAAGTTATTTTGGTGTTATTACCCAAAGATTAGATAACATAGAAAGTTATAGAGATTTCAAAGAGAAAAGATATGAAGAATTAAAGCAAAAAGTAGGAATAATTATTTCAGCTACCTTGATCTCTATATTTGTTTTTACTATTGGTTACTGTTGTGGGGTGTTGCAATGGAAATAAAAGTTATAGATAGATTGTTTGAAAGATTTCAAGAGAAAGGATTTGTTACTGATTTCTTAAATAAAGAGGAATGGTTAAAAGAGTTATCTTGTTTTGAAAATAATTTACAAATGATTAAATTTGGTTTACAAAATATAAAAGATGATTTACCCACTGCTAAACAATTTGTAAAAATGTGTTCTCCACTTTACTCGGTAGAAAGACACTTAAACACTTACGATGGTAAACAATGGGCTAGAGATATTTTGGCTAACTATCAAGCAGGCCGATCAGTAAGACCTATTTGTTTAACTTTTGCTAAAGAGGCTTTGAGGATAAAAAATGACATTTGAAGAATCATTAGAAGATTTGGAGTGGAAATACGCAGAATTAGCTATTAAACCAGGCTGGATTGAATACATAAGATTTGCCGTTGGCGAGAAACAAAAACAAAGTAAACTGTTTGCTGGGATGGGCGAACGAGTTAAACTAAAAATTGAAAGATTAAAGAATGAACAAACAAATGGCAATCAAAACATTGAGAGATCACCTGAGTGAAAGTAGCACACACAAATGGAAATTAATAGAAAAAGCAATAGATATTCTTGAAATTCAAGATGCTATAGATATGCAGTTTGACAATGAATATTACAAAAGATTAGAAGATTTTAAATTTAATATAGAAGGAGCTTTTAATGACTTTCATGCTCCACTTTAGAGTTGATATAGACCCTGTTGCAAAGGGTAGGCCTCGCTATGCCAAGCGTGGTAACTTTGTATCTACATACACTCCTACCAAAACAAGAGATTATGAACAAATAATCAAGTATAAAGCTATTGAAGCAATGGGTAGCTCTGAGCCTCTAGAAAGCCCTGTAAGAGTCAATTTAGAGTTTGGTATGCCAATACCTAAGAGCACCCCAAAGAAAGCTTTAGAGGCTTATTTAGATGGATCTGTAAAGCATATAAAGAAACCTGATGTTGATAATTTAGCTAAAGCAATACTGGATGCGATGAATGATGTGGTTTATTTAGATGACAATCAAATAATTAGGTTAACAATTGAAAAAAAGTATAGTAAACTAGGTTATATTGAGATTAACGTCCAAGAAGATTTAGAGTAGAGGTTATATGACTAAAGAAGATGCTGTTAAATTATTATGTGAGCATTTTAGCGAGGGAATGGTGCGTACGATTATGGATGCACTAAAGCAAGAGCAAAGTGAGCTTAAAGAATGGATAGGTTTGACACATGAAGAAATATCAGTCGAATGGTTTGCAGTTTTTGATGCTGATCCTGGTATTGGAAAAAATATAACCAATGGTGTATTTGATTTTGCTAATGCAATAGAAGCTAAATTAAAGGATAAGAATGGATACTAAACAAGATTGGAAGGGCTTAGATGGAGCTATTGCTTGGCATTTTATTGAACGTCAAGCAGAAAACTGGAATCAAGTTGGCGAGATGATGAATGAATGGTTAAAGGCTAATACACCAACTAAAGAATGGGTAGGGTTATCTGGTGAAGATGATCTTGATTGGGAAGAAGGAGACAGTTTAATAGATTTGTTTAAAGCAATAGAAGCTAAATTAAAAGAGAAAAATGCGCTTTGAAAAAGGTCATAAACGAGCAAAGGGAGGTAAACGTCCTGGTTCTGGAAGGCCGCCAAAGGATGATATTCGAAGAGTGTATATAAGCTTAAACCCTTTGCAGAAAAGATTACTGTATGAGATTACGAAAGAGATAAGACCTCAGCAAGCAATTCAGAAGTTTCTTAACATGAATTTATGATAGAAACGATTAGAAATGGAAGTAGGAAGTTTTACAGGTGTTCAACCTGTTCAACATTGTTTAACGAACTAGGAGTTAGTAATGAGCATTCATGCGGATTTAATATCAAAATCAATAACCGGCAATCGAAGCCTGAAGGTGAGCCAGACGGACTTCGAACAACACCTCAGACACCTTTCAAACGATCTTATAACCTCGAGAGAACTACTGAAAGGTCTTTTGGAGGCAATGGATACAAGAGATCCTAAAAAATTAATTAACTTCATTGACCTTACCAAAACATTCTTAACGAAATGAACAATCATGGACGAAACAATACAAACGATAGACCCACACAGGGCGATAGCTTACATAGTCGAGAAGGCCGAGGAGTATTCGGTAGCGAAGGGAAGCAGGATCGAGTCAGAACACCTATTGAAGACAGTAAAAGCAATCTTAATGAACGAAGAATCGGGAAGCGTAGCTCTAAAGGAAGCTTACGCACTCAGCCATGACACTTACATTCAAAAGATAGAAGAAATTAAGAAATATACAGTTCAAGAAGAATATTTAAAGATGATGTTGGATGCCGCCAAGGCCAGGATAGAAGTTTGGAAGGTTCAAGAGTATAGTAAACGTGCTGAGATGAAGGCAGGATTATGAAGATATTGATTGAACTGGCTATGGACACCATAGCAATATCCTCGATATTGTTTTGTATTTACATAATTATTAAGTATTGCGAATGACATTTGAGCAAGGATTGATGTATGAACCTTAGCCAAGGCAAATTAGCGGATAGTCTTGTTAATGAAATGCTAGAACTAATTCACAAGTACGATGAAACACTTTACATGGCAACAGTTATTGGATGCGTAGAGTTAGTAAGGCAACAGTTAATTATTGATGCAATGGAAGAAGATGATGACTAAAGAAGAAATAATTGAGATGGCTACAAAAGTTTATGGTAAATGTAAATGGCATGAATCTGCTTTGCAACACCTTCAAATCTTTGCCCAATTGATAGCAGAAAAAGAACGTGAGGAATGTGCAAAGATATGTGATGCTATGGATAGCATAAGCGATTACTACACATTAAGGGTTGAGTTAATTTGTGCTCAAGCTATTCGTGCAAGGGGGCAAAAATGACTTATAAAAATACAGGTGAAATTTGTATGGTGACCGTTGAAGATGTAAGCAGAAAAGACGGCATTAAATTTGTTGATTTGGGTAATTACTTTACGGACGATAAAGGAAAAAAGTTTTTATTGACATCTCTTGAAAACGCTGAAAAATATTGGCATTTAGTTAACGTACCAATCTTAATTCGAGCAAGGGGACAAAAATGAATACATGGCCCTTTCCCACTAAATTACCTGTAACGCCACCAAAACCCGTAAAATTTAATCCAGATAATTACGACCAAGCAACATTTTAAGGAGATATTATGAAAGACGGACTTTATGCCAACATCCATAAAAAGCAAGAGAGGATAAAACGTGAAAAAGCAGAAGGTAAGAAGGTTGAGAAGATGAGAAAGCCTGGATCTAAAGGTTCTCCTACTGCCAAAGCATTTGAAAATAGTAAAAAAACAGCGAAAAAATAATGCCAAGACATAAAAGTTCATTAACCGATGGAGTATGTTTTTCTGTTCGTATGTCGAAAGCCCAGCGTGAAATGTTTAACGACTTGGGCGGCATCGATTGGCTGAGAAAATACATTGATAGACAGTTATTACAAGAAGAAATCCAATTAAGATGTACCGAGACAAAGACCTCCTCAGACTCGCAGAGAATCAACCCTGTATCTTACAAGCCCTATCCAACTGCCTCGGAGAGTCAGAGACAACCGTAAGCGCACACAGTAACCAGCTTGTACATGGCAAAGGAAGGGGCCTAAAGAGTGAGGATTGCTATTCAATTTGGGCTTGTTCACGGTGCCATGCATGGCTTGATCAGGGAAAAGGGTCAAAAATAGACAAGAATGCACATTTTGATGAAAGATTTCCTTACCAAGTTTGGGAATGGAAAAAAATAGCAAATGACAAACTTCAGAAGCCTTGGAAAGTTGATGCGGCTCAAAAGGTACTTAATTATTTAGAGGTAGTGTAAAAAATTGATACCCCCCTTCAATTTCAACGGGGGGGGTCAAATGCCCAAAATACCCCATTTTTTTGTTTTTTTATCAATGAAAGTGAGTATTTACTTACATAAAAGTGAGCACTCACTTCGCTAAAATGTAAGTGAACACTCACTAACTTAATAAAATCAATCTATCCAAATACCCTCAAAATAGTGCTTTAAAACCTCTTAAAACGACCTACAAGCCCTCAAAATAGTTAACCCAATACTACCCTAGTACTTTAAAAATAATGCCTTAAAAGGCCTAGATTTTAATGTAATTTAAGTGAATACTCACTTCACTTACTAACTCAAAAAAACCGGGTATAAAACCCGGTAAATTGACTATTTAAAAATTACATTAACGCCCAAAAATCTGCATCCTCGCAAAAAAATACATAGATAGGGTTTTCTAAGTAATGATAAAAAACAATATTGTTCATAATTTTAGTGATAACGCACAATTTTGCATCGTCAAAATTCTTATTAACGCCGATAGATCCAATTTTTAATTCGTTCATGGTAATTCATCCCCTAAAATTTCAAGATCAATTGCAATGGCCCATAATTGAGAATCGGAGAGATTTAAAAGATTTTCAATTGTAGGAGTAGGGTTAACTGTAGACTCAAGATCTAAGTTATATGCATCAAATATTAATTTAATTAATTCTCTTTTAAGCATAATTTAAACCTTCACTATTTGAATATTTTTTAACATACTATTAACCCGGTTTTTTTGTGCGCCATGCGCCGGGAAGCCGATAATAACGGCCCTATCTACTATTTGACACAATTGACAATTAGAACAATTAACATTGTCCTTATAAGTGGCCGGGCAAGTTATAACAGTATTACCCGCGGGTGTAATCTCTTTTTTAGGCGCATCAATTGATTGAAGAGTAACTACAGGCCCGGCTTTAAGTTCTTTTAATCTATCCGCATCCGCATAATTATTGGCGCTTAGGTTAACTGTAAACCCGCATTTATTGGCTTGACGTATCCAATGAATATTTGATGCTAATTTGACCTTATGAGTATAAGTAAACCCTCTTTTAAATAAATTGGCTTGAACTAATTCACCTAGTAAAACCGGATCAATGGCCTCATTCTCGCCCGGTAGATCACCGGCGATATCATGCCGCCATAATTGTGCATCTGGTAATGATTTAATATTATTAATTAATTCGGGCCATGTAATGCCCCTCTCGCCATTGCTTACTTTACTCCAGTTCCAGCCTACAGGCCCCAAATCGGCATAACAGCCGTTTTTATTTTTTAATGGGCAACTATCAGGACATGATCTTTTGTCGCTTACTGTGCAGGGTATTGGCCCTATTTTCGAATTGGCACTAACCCTAGTAAACTGATAATGATAATTAAACGCTAACCCTCTTGATGCATACGTATCTACTATCATCTCGCCAATTGGCGTTAAAACTGTATTCATAATCTATATCCTTTTAATAACCTAAATACTTTGCTCTGATATATAAAATGCCGCCATATCCAATAACGACAATTAACCCGGAAATAATGAATAAATCCATATAAATCATAATTAATCTCCCTTATTTAAACTAATAAATACTTCCTCTAATGAACCACTAAAAGTAGCAACCCATTGTTTTGCCATCTCCTCATACAAAAAATAGATAACGTCAAGTTTTGCATTCACTATATAAGTTACTTTATAAACAGTCATAAAAACCCCTAGAAAGTTAAGTAGTGCAATATTGCACCTAATAATCTTAACGTGTTGCGCTTAAATGGTTAACTAGTAGAAACCCTATGTATTCACACAATAAAGTTAATTAGTTAACTGCATCATTATTAGTGATCAATCAATCAAATCAATGGACATATATTAACTGTGCGTTAATCGCACAAATAAACCCTATTAGATCCATTAAAAGATCTTATATGGTTCGCAAACAATAAACCCTCACGACATTAGTATGCAAAATACAGAGGAGAAGATACAACAGCATCAATTGTCTTACTTAGGTTATTAAACCGATCTGATCTAACTACAAATACTCTAAGTCATAGGACCCCCCCTAGGTTAATTAAACCTACCCTTAGTTAATAAGTTAATTAAGTGGAGGGGGGTACAAGGGAATCTACTAAAGAGAGGGGGGGCCCACTCACCCATTCCCAAAATTTATTTAAAAATATTAGGTTAACAACAGAAAGTAAATACAGAAAATAGTAAAGGCGTTTTCTGTATAAAAATTTTTTATCTAAAAGTTTCTGGTAAACTAAGTATACTAAGAAGTATGAGGATTGAAGCGTAGCTGTCGGACGTGTTCCGTCTTTAAGTGCAGTCCTCATATTTGTTGGTGGCTGAACCGATAACAGTAGTACCCAAGGGTGGTTATCCTCGAAACCATCAACAACTAACAGGAGGTAAGTATGGAAATAGAGTGGGCATTAGCGCATCCCTTGCATGATGTAGAAGATATTGTAAATATGGCAGACCACATATTTGGGGACGAAGTACAAAACGTACTAACCACCAATAGACTGGTATTTGAAAAGAATGTGACGATAGCAACTACCGTCCAATGCTTTGATAAAACCAAAGAGTTTATTGCAGTGGCTAGGCCTGCTAACTTTAGTGGGACCGGAGAATTTAATAATAAATTACTTGGGTTTTGTTGGTTTGACCGTTACGGTTATACAACATATTCCAATGAAGAGATATCCAACGCCAAGTTTCATCATGTGGATTTAGCTCTTCCTGCCAAACTTAGGGTAAAGCTATTAAACGCCATGATCGATCAACATATACTATGGGCGTATCACAATGGAATTCCTATTATTTGTAGCACTTCTATTCGTGCTGACCACAACGGTTTTATGAGAATTCATGCTAAACGTGGGTTTGAGGTTAAAGGCTCTTATGCCTGGATTAAAACAAAGGATGGATTAAATGGTATCAAAGGTATCGAAATTGGAAGTAGCCAAGCCAGTTAAAAAGGCTGACTCTGTTGTCAACAAAGCCACCGAGTATGGCGTTTTGTTTAATAAACTAAATCTTGAAAGACAAGAAAAAGGCTTGCCTCCCCTAAAGACTGCTATGGAGATACTAATAGAAGCTATGCAGTCAGATGAGTTAGACATTAAAGATAAGGCCAGAATAGCTGATAAGATGGCATCCTACGAATCTAGCAGAGCGCCCGTAATTACTGTAGACTATGTACAAAACGTCACCCAGCGAGAAGAAGCAAATGTGGACGGTGCGTTAGAAGCATTCATGGATACTTTATCTAAGATAAAATAATGAAGAAACACGACAAGCCAATTGCGAAGAAAACAACTGGTAAAGGCAAGACCTACAACCCGACAGACAAGGGTGCGGGTATGACTGCAAAAGGTCGTGCAGAATACAACAGAAAGAACGGATCAAACTTAAAAGCACCAGCTCCTAATCCAAAGACAAAGAAAGATGCAGGCCGTAAAGCCAGTTTTTGTGCAAGGATGGAAGGTGTAGTTAAGAAAGCAAAAGGTCCTGCTGAACGGGCCAAAGCATCACTTAGAAATTGGAACTGTTAAAATGCCATTAATCAAGTCAAAATCAAAAGCCGCCTTTGGTAAAAACGTGGCTAAAGAAAGAGAAGCAGGCAAGAAAGAGAACCAAGCGCTTGCCATCGCATATGCGGTCAAGCGTGAGGCTGAAGCTAAACGTAAACCTAAAGGAAAGAAATGAACACCAATCAAAAACGTCCCAATCACGGCAACTACACTTCCGATAACTCGGCAGTAGCTCTTGTAAAACAAATGCCTATTCGCACAGGATTGACAGACGGCAAACGTCCATCACACAAAGGTGGTGCGACAGATGTTACGATTAAAAAAGGTTCAACAGACTACGCTCTCGGTCACATGGCCCAACCCTCTGCATCTAACTCAAATGTTGTTAATGGCAGACACCAAAAAGTTCAAGTCAGTATGCCAAAGCCTTATGTAACTACAGCAACAAACTGTAACTACATGAATTCAGATCGCACTAACTTTCTAAAGTGAGATAAATATGTCTGGATACGGAAGAATCATTGACGGTGGTAAGTCTATGCGCAAAGGCGTAGACAAGCCTATTAACGACAAACTCAAAGAGTTTTCAGATGCTGATAAACACTCAGCCCACATTGCAAACACAGCTTTAAAGTGGTTAGGCCAAGAGTCTTTTTCTGACAACAAAATCAACGACATTAACGCCAAAAGAATTGGTGATAAAGTTGCCTATACAACTGTTAAAGACAAAGCTAACCTACAACCAAAATGAAACCACAAGACAAAATCAATTCATTCTTTGGATCTTTGGGCGGTGCTATTCCCCCGTCTGCTGAAAAACCAAAGAAGTCAGTTGGCAATGAATTTCAAAACGTCAATGAAGACTTTGAAAAAGCATCTTCTTTAGCCCACAGGTTAACCAGAAACGCTGAAGAGCAACATGAGCATCACGGAGCTCACCACGCTCATCATTCAGCATCTTGGCTTGGCATGGGTCATCCAGACAAAGAGCGTGTAGAAGAGCACAAAGAATTAGCTCATCACCACGCTGACAGAGCTAAAGAGAAGTACGAAGAAGAAATGTCAAAAGAGTAAGTTTAGTAAAAGGAAATAGAAATGGATATTTATGATGTTGATGCCCTAAAGGCAGATCTTCCCACGGCAAGAGATCTCTCTCAATTTGTTTATGATAAGACTGGGTTAGCTCTTGATCTTATTGGTAAACCAAAAGAGGAACAATACTTGGCGGCAAAGAATGCTTTGGAAGGTAAGAAAGTGCCCCAAGACTTCATTACTGATGACAACCCATATGTGGACAAGAAAGATCTTATACCAGTTGATGAGAAAAAGCCATTCCCTCCTCCAAGGGGCGCTGATCTTCCTCCTGAAACTTCAGAAATCCATCATTTTGGGGCTACTAATATGCCTCACCCACTTGATCCACAGTCGGATCGTAAGTGCCAGATCATGTTTCGTAAGTACGATAATGGTGTAATCACTTATCAGGTAATGGGCCCAACAGAAATGATTGCCGTGGGATCAAGGATTAACAAGTTTGGTCAAACAGTACCAGAAAAGTATTCCTGGTTAGATCCCCGTACTGAAGAGATTATCTGTCGTAGAGCTGATGGCTCTTTTACAGAAAAAGGTAGGGGTATTTACACATACTGTATTGGTGAAAAAGGTGCAAACATTTGGCCTTTGATCGATAAAAACATTGTTTCAGTATCTGCTAAAAACATTGCTGACCCCTGGGCGTGACCGAAAAATACGATCCTGATGATTTCAACAATCGTTTAGGAAATCAAGCGGAGTTTTGTGCCCGTAAAATCTTTGAGTTTTTAAAGAAAGAAATCGGCACAATGACTGCGCTTGAGATCCATTACCTTGCTATGTCAGCAGAAATATTCCTAGATATTAGGGATAAGTATGGCAAAAAGTGAAGCCAGTAATTATGTCCTACCGCTATACAAAACCAGGGCTATAAAGCATCTGGTTAACTTGGCGGGTGGTAAAAAGAAACTTAAAGAGTTAACTAAAGAGCAGATTAATGCTATGCGTATCGCTACAGACAAAGTAGCAGAAGATATGCAGTACAACCAAATGAAGTGGTTTAAACCATTTTCATATCAACAGAAGTTTTTTGATTTAGGTAAAAACTTTTCCCGTAGAGGGATGATTGCCGCCAACAGAGCTGGTAAATGCTGTACTAAAGATACAGTATTAGATTTGCCTGGTGGTAAAAAAATTACATATGGCGAGATGTATGAGCGTGGATTGCCATTTGATGTTTATTCTTGGGATGGGTCTAAAGTAGTTATTAAAACTGCAATAGAACCCATTAAAAAGCCACAAGAACCTTGCGTTAGGTTGTGGTTATCTGACGGTAGTTGGATAGAGCCTGCTTTACGTCATCTCGTTTTGGATTCCAAGGGCGATTACGTCTTTTGCTCCAGCCTTCTAGCATCGATCCATAACCTTCTGGAGTCCAATTCGGAACACAACCAGTCAATTCGTGTTTCAGGTGTTCAGCGTTTGAAGAAAAAACTTCAAGGTTTTCTGGTCGGTTGTCTGTCCGTATTCCGTTCCTGTGATGCACAACTTCTGAAGGCAACAAATAGCGTTTCAAGTTTTCTTCAACGACAAGGCGGTGTTCGGCTACTGTCTTCTTTTTCGTTGCAAACGGGTGATCTGGATAATAAATATACCAATATCCGCCAACTAACCTACGACCCCCTTTCCAACCAGTATGCTTATCGCCCGATCTTGGCCCCGTTCTTTGAGTTTTTAGACCGAGTGAATAGCAACGTCTTTGAATGGTTGCACGGTCGCATCCAAGCAATTCAGCGATTTGCACTTGCGTCAATTGTTCAACTTCAACAAGATGCTTCAAACGAGCCTCATCAAGTTCAATCTTCTTCATTGTTTAATCCTTTTGTTAATGCTACAAATCAGATTATAGCCTATGAACCGATTGGATTCCATGATGTGTATGACTTTAGTGTTCCTGAAACTGAAAACTACATAAGTTGCGGTATCGTGCATCACAACACAATTGCATCAACCTATGAAACAGCATTTCATTTAACAGGCAAATACCCTCCGCATTGGAAAGGTAAGATTTATGACTCGCCAATTATTGCTATGTGCGCTGGTGAATCCTGGGAACAAGTTGCAAAAACACTACAAAGTAAACTCTTAGGTTGCGATGACATTAAGCAAAGTTATCGTTTAGGTTCTGGTGCTATACCCAGAGATGCAATTGATGCTAAATCAATTCGTGCAGACGGTCAAAACGTGCTTGCTATGGAGGTTTGGCACGTTACGGGTGGTAAATCAAAGCTTTACTTTTCAAACTATACACAGCAAGTTAGGCATTTACAAGGATTTGAACTTGATTTGGTTGTACTTGATGAGCAACCGCCAGACGAAACCTTTTCCGAATTGGTAGTTAGAACGGCATCAAGGAATGGGCAAGTTATATGTTCATTTACTCCGCTCAAGGGTATGTCTGGCCTTGTTAGAAAGTTCTGGGATCAAATAGATGGATATGCCCACGTTCGGGTTACTTGGGATGATATTCCCTTTGTTAATGAATGGGGAGAGCCGTTCTTTAGCTTAGAGGAGCGAGAACAATTAGCCAGGGACTTTATGCCTTGGGAGCGTGATTGCCGTATGAATGGTATACCGCTAATGGGTAAGGGAGTTGTATTCCCATTATTAGAATGGCCTATATATGCTCAAGATGAGTATGATTTAAGAAATAATGACAAGCTGGAAAGGTTAATTAGTTTTGACTTAGGAATAAAAAATGACCCAACCGTTATCTCGTTCTTTTTTAGAGATGCAATTAATGAAATTATTTATCTTCACAGGCAAATCACAATCCCATCAGGGGAAACGCCTGACGAATATGTTCACTATTTACTTGATAAGGAATCCAAAGGGGTCCCAATTGCTCTACCGCATGATGCGGCAACGGCAGGCAGATATACGCTTACAGAGCAAAGTGTCAGGGAGGTGTTTGAGGATTCATACGGCCTTAACTGCATATCTGGCGCAATCCTCAATCCTGCGAATGATCAGGGAAAGGTAACTAACCACAAAGCCTATGGAATCAATATAATGAGGCTTATGATGGAGCGCCAAACGCTTTTGATAAACGAAAGTTGTAAAGCATTCTTAGATGAAGCCAGGAATTACGCTATTGACGAAATGGGCCGGTTTAATGATCCAGACGATCATATAGATTCAGCAAGAATTGGAGTATTAGCATTGATTCAAGGGCATGGAGAATCGGTAGTAAGCAGAGCTAATACATTCATCAACCGCAGGATTCCTGTAGTTGAAGGCAAATTGCAAAGAATCTAAAGGTAAAAAATGTTAAATAAACAAAACTTAGTTGTTGAAAATTTAGCTTCACCCTCCGGCAATCGTGGTATTGCTGAAAAAGTATGCCATGAAGCGTACATGAAAATGGTTGACTATTTGCGTTTAACGCAGGCTAAAAACACATACAACAGGTTTACTGACTACCATTACCTAAACATTCCCGTATCTGAGTCTACAGAGCCTATTCGTGGCCTGGATTACATTCACCCCGTAGTTACACCTGGAATTGATTACGCTACTGCCGTAATAACAAAGTGTTTAATGCCAAATGGCAAAGTAAATTTTGAGTTTGAGCGTTTTGACGAAAATGACCAAGATGCGGCAGAGCAGTCCACAGAAATGGTTAAGTATTTTATAAATAACAAGAACAATTCTTACATGATCATTCGTGATTGGGCGCAAGATGCCTTATTGCATAAGAATGGTATTGTGATGGTCACGCCTGTTAGGGATAACATTGTTCAGTACAAAGAAGTCACAGGAACTCGTGACCAACTTAAAGTATTTGAGATTGAGGCCACGCAAAAAGGCTTAAAACCTTTAAGACAAGAGATGCGTAAGGTTGACGTAAACCTCCAGCAAGCAATGATGGAAGCTATGCAACCTGGGGACGAGCAAGAGTCAGAACAAGAGACTGATCCAAACGCAGAACTCAATGAAGCAATACAAAAGAATACAGTTTATCGTGCTAAATACAAATTAACAGGCACAAAGACAAACATTCGTATTAAACACGTTGCACAACATTATTTTGTATGTAATCCCACAATTCCTGAGATTATGTATCAAGATTTTGTGGGTTTTTATGAGCCTATGACAATCCATGAGGCAAAAGTCCAATATCCATTTATTGATATGGAAGAGTTTGCAGATCACGCCGCTTATGGGCCTGCCGGAGCTTATCAAGCTGGTGCACTAGAGAATGATTTGGCCTTACACGCTAGAGACTCAACGCCTGTTCCTGGTCAAGGTGTTATTGCTTCTCAGGGCGCAGACAGATACGCCAGAGTAGTAATGTTAACTACAGCTTGGCTTAGAAAAGACGTTGATAATGATGGAGAAGAGGAAATTGTTGAGGTATGTTACTCAGGATCATACATTTTGTATGTGAAAGAGGTAGATTTCATACCTTTGGCAAATATGTGCCCAAAACCCATTACAGGTAACTTCTTTGGTTATTCTTTGGGTGAGAGATTGGTCCCAATCCAAGAATACGCAACATCTGTTAAACGTGCACAGCTTTCTTTTGCGATGCAGGCCTCTACACCTAAGATGGGTGTTAATCCAGAGTTTATTGATGCCGAAGAGATCCAACGTGGCGTATCTGCATTGTTTATCTTGGATCGCAAGTTTGATCCTACCAAACACGTTTATGAATTTGCTCCTTTACAGGGTAATTTGCAATATGTAGAGTCATCTATGCAGTCTTTGAAAGAAGACAATATGGCAATGATTGGAATGACTAGCCCCAACGACTCACTAAACCCAGAAATAATGCGAGATGGTAATTCTGGGTATAAATTGCAGACTGCAATGGGTCCAAACCAATTAATCCAAGATGAATTAGTTAAAAATTGTGCAATTGCTGTACAAGACTTAATTCATTTAGTTTGGCACACAATGATTCAATATGCTGATGATTTTTCTGTACAGCAACTTGCCCATGCATGTTCTGAGCAAGGCGGACCATTCTTAGATGCCCAAAAGATGGCTAATTATGAGTTTATTGACCGCAAAATGATCAACGTGGATCTTGGTTTAGGATTCATGTCCGATGAAAATAGATTGACTAGACAACAATTGATTACTCAAGCACAACAACAGTTTGGTCAGGCAATGATGCAATTAAGCCCTGATATGCCAGAGATGTTTGAAAAATTACGCAGGCCTTATGAGGATACTTTAAGGGTTTTGGGCGTAAGACACGTTGATGCATATTTACCAACATTGGATGAGGCTAAGAAAGTGCTTGAGGCCAAATCTAAGCAACCACCACCCGCAGAAGACCAATTACATCAATCTAAAATGCAACTTAACCAAGCAATGGCTAAAGAAGTTGAGGCTAAAACTAATAAAATTAGTAAAGAAACTCAGCAATTTGACGTTGACAATATGTTTGATGCTATGGCGGCTAAAAAAGGTACTTTGAAGGATGTAAGAATCGACTAGGAGTTTTATGAAGACTTTGATTAGTAATATTACGGATTTTTTTAACCGTAGGACAAGAATAGAAGATACCGAAAGCAATGCACCTTCCCACAAGAAGATTATTGTTGCGGAAAACGCACAGGCGGCAAAAAGATTGTTGGCAAGCAATGACCTTGCGTTGCTGTTTAATTTATACCGGTTCTATGTAATGGACCGAATTGAGGATTGCAAAACAGATCAAGAAAAAATTGATTATTCACATAATCTTATAGGAATTAGGGATTTCATTACTTTCATAGAAAGAACGGAATTCATGGAACGGCTTTCAGATGTAAAAACCGAAAGAGAATTAGAAAAGACTAAACAAAAAGGTTTAAGTCTTAAAGAAGAATTGCAACAACTTAGAAAAATAGGATAAACTATGGAAAACGCAACCGCAGAGGCCGTTTCGCAACAAACTGGAAGCCCAGAAGCACAAATTGCTGAAATGATTGCCGTTAACAGACGGAACAATCCTCCAGTAATTGGCAGTAAAGAGCCTCCAGGTGGACAAGAGGAGGAGTTATCCGAATCCCCACAGGCTACTCCCGATGAGGAAGTTGAACCTGAAGAAGGTACGAGTGAGACTGAGGAAACTGTAGATCAAGAAGATGGAGAGTCCTCCGATGGAGCAAACGAACCAGTAAACTTCTTTGAATTTGCAGAGCAAAATCCTGATATGCGGTTAAAGATACCAAATAAATACGCAGAAGGCGGATTTGTTGAAATAACTGCAAAGAAGGCGGCTACTCTCCTTGGACAAACAAGTGCTTTGGATGAAAATTCTAGAAAACTTAAAGCTGAAAAAGCTGATTTTGAAGAGTATGAGTCGAAGAGAAGGGCTGAATTAGACGGATTGCAAATTGGTATTGAGATGACGTTGGTTCCCCAGTTGCAAGAAGCGGCTGATGAACTTATAAAACTTCAAGGATATAACCAACAATGGACACAAATCCGTGACAGGGCGCAAACTGAGTTAGAGAGATCTGAGGCTGAAGCGGCTATCCGCCAAAACGCCAATCTAATTCAAGAAAAGTCCAAGTTCATCCAGACAAACCGTCCGAGAGTACAAGAGTTTCTAGGAGCCAGGGCTGAATATGTTAAGTCAAATCTTGACAAAGCTAGGCAGAGTTTTTCAGACAGAGAGTTGGCAAACAAGGCCAATTTTGAAGAACTTAGAGAAAAATTGTCCAAGGACTGGAAAAGTGCGAATGCAACGCTTGTCCCAGGAGTAGCAAATATTGATTTGATCTCTTCTGATGAGCACTTACTAGGTTTAATACGGGATGGGATGAAGTTCCGTGAGAAACCAGTAGTTCGCAATGTCGGTGGTTCTATTGCGGCTAGTGTTAAAACTGGTGCAAAAGCAAAGACATCACCTTCTAGTGAGACTGAGAAACTTCAACAAGCAAGCAACAGAGGCGATAAGAACGCAACTAGACAACTTTTGGCAACAATGCTTGCAACTAACAAATCAAGGCGCAAGTAACCTTAAAGGAACTTTAAAATGGCACAAATTACTTCAGCAAACCTAGGTAATGGTAACGGACCATACCAAACAGATATCGTTGTTAAGGACATGGACTTAACAGTATCTAACTATGTTAAAGACCGTACACCCACAACCAACATGGCAATGTCTAAAAAGCGCAAGATTAACTCTACGCTACACATTTGGCCTAACGACTATTTCCGTCAACCAACTTTGAACGCTCAATTGGAAGGTGCGGCAGTTACTTCTTCTTTGGCTGAGTCTAATACTCGTTCAAACATTGGTAACTACACACAGATTTTCACAACTGTTATCGGTGCAACTGGTACAGCTCGTGCAGTTGAGCAAGCTGGTGGCGATCCACAAGCATATCAAGAAGTCAAGCAATTGACAGAGATCATGTTTGACGTTGAACTTCAGATGGTTCGTGCTGACGGTGCTTCTATCAAGTATTCTGGTCAAGCGGCTACTCAAGGCGCATCACCCAACAACGGACGTAGATTCGGTTCACTCTTTGCTTTTGCAGGAACACGCTCTGGTAATGACACAGGCGGAACTTCTGTTCTTAACTTAGCAACTTCTGACTCTAACGACACAACTGCTGTAGTTAATACAAACACACCTTTCAACGGTTTGTTGTCTAACGCAGGATTGGGTTATTTTAGCTTTGGTTCTAACGAGACATTGCAGAACTTCTCTCCTGTTCTGTACAAGCAATTGGTAACAACTGCTGAACAACGCTTCAACGCTAAGATCACGAACATGGTTGTTCCGACATCTATGCGTACAAGCATTTCTGACAACATTCCACAGTCACGTTCTATCAACAGGTTCAACCCTGCTGATAAGGGAGACACAATTGGTACATACGAAGGTGACTTCAACTATACATACCAAATCGATGACAA